CAATCGACGCGAAGGTATCGTGGGTGCAGTTGGAGATACCTGGCGTATCTGGCGCGACTGCGAAAACAGCATCGGCATCTGTCGGCGCTGCAATTCAGGCGCCGCGCTCGGCATCGGCCAGCGTCAATGCGGCAATCCGCCTGTCGAATACATCGACTGCCAGCCTGTCGGCAGCGATTGCTGCAACGCAGACTAAAACCGCGTCCGTATCTGCGGTAATCCAGGCAGGGCAGACAAAAACGGCAAACATCACCGCGGCCGTTCAGACTTCACGTTCGGCAAGCGCCAGTATCGCCGCAGCTCTTCAGCTTTCCAACACGGCGAGCGCTTCGCTGGCGGCCGTTATCGCGTCACCACAAACCCGTACTGCTTCCGTTTCTGCCGTCATCCTGGCCGGGCAAGCACAGACCGCGAACCTGAACGCTGCGGTAATGGCGCCGCTTTCTGTTGCCGCGTCAATTGCCGCTGCCATCCGAACTGGGCAGACAATCACGTGGAGCCTGGACGCCGCGATCCAAACAACGGGAAGCGCAACCGCCAGCCTCACCGCCAGCATCCTGCAAGCGAAGTCCGCAACGACATCGCTTGCCGCCGCCGTCAGCCTGGCAAGATCCGCCGCCGCTTCCGTCGCTGCAGCCATTGCGCAGGGCACCAGCGCGACCGCAAGCACCAACGCGGCCATCCGCATCGACCGCAGCGCCAGTGCATCGCTGACTGCGCACATCGAGGTTCCCGGCTCGCGTTCACTGAATTCCTCGCTGTCCGCTGCCGTCAGCCAGGCGAATCAGGCAACGGCCGCGATATCCGCCGCCGTCAATCTGGCGCGCGCGGCGGAATCGAGCATTGACGCGTCAATTCAGCAGCCGCGTGCCGCCAATGCAGCAGTCACCGCCGCAGTCAGCCGGGCATTCACCGCATCGGCCAGCCTGTCCGGCGCCGTGCAGACGGCACAGGCGGCCAGCGCCACGCTTTCGGCATACGTCGTCGTCGTCGGCGCGCATCTTGAGACGGCGACGATCACGGCAGCGATTCAAGTGCCGCGCTCAACAAGTGCCAGCGTCGATTCTGCGATCCAGTCGCCGCAATCGGCAAGCGCCAGCCTGTCGGCTGCGGTTTCCATAGCGCAAGCCGCAACCGCTGAAATCACGGCGGCCATCCTGGCGCGCAACGCGCTCACTGCCAGCATCGACGCGGCGATCATCGCCGGACGTACCGCAAGCGCGGCAATCGACTGTTATATCGAATCCAGCGCTTCTCTCGAGCCTGAAGACGTGCAGCGCCTGGCGGAAATCTGGGCGCGCCTCGAGCTTGACGCGGCCAACCCGCTATCGACAAGCGCAACCGTTTTGACGGTAGGCACGATCACGCAGGCGATCAGTTCAGGCGGGGCCGTGCGTACCGGGGACATGCTGCCGGTATCGGCCGACCCGGCAACGATGATTCTGGAAATCTGGCAACGCCTGGGCCTTGATCCGGGCAACCCACTGGTCCAGACGGCAACGACAATCGATGCCGGCCCGTCCGTGCATTGCGATGTAAGCGAGGCGGCCGGAATCGTGACCGTGCAACGTGCTTGATGCTAGCGCCGTCGCCTTCCTTGGGATCGGCCGTGCCGCGCCGCTTGTCTCAAGGATCGGGCTGTGGGATTCCGAAACCGTCATCCCTCCGGATGTTTTCCCGTCAGGAATTCCGCAGCCCGGCAAACTGTCGCGCCTGCGCCATGCCGCGCGCGCGGATACAACGCTGCGCCTGCGCTGTGCCGTGTCGGCATCGGCGCGCCTGGCGCTGCCGGCGGAAGGCGCGGTCGACGTCGCCACTGCCATTGACGCCACAGCCGCGCTACGGCTGTCGGCTGGCATCGAATTGAAGGCCGGATCGGCCGTCGATGCCGTCGCAGATGTCCATGATGTGGTGCTTGAAATGCTGCTGATGGCTGACTGAAATTCTCCCACAGGCGGAAAGGGCGCACTGGAAACACGATGGCGTCCAGTCATCCCTCTTAGGAGTCAGCCCAGTGAAAAGCTGGTATTCCATCACCGCCAAAGCGGGCACCAAGTCTGCCGACGTATCGATCTACGACGAGATCGGATATTGGGGCGTCACCGCCAAACAGTTCATCGGTGACATCAAGGCGCTCGACGTCGACGTCATCAGGCTGGCGATCAATTCACCTGGCGGCTCCGTGTTCGACGCCATTGCCATGTACAACGCACTGCGCCAGCACACTGCCAGTGTCGAGGTCACTGTCATGGGCGTTGCCGCTTCCGCCGCATCGCTGGTGGCGATGTCTGGCGACAAGATCGTCATGCCTGAGAACGCTTTCATGATGATACACAATCCGCTGAATTTCGCCTACGGAAACGCTGATGATTTGCGCGACATGGCGGAAATTCTCGACAAGATCGGCGCCTCGCTGGTGGCGACCTATGCCGCCCGCACAGGCAAGGACGAAGACGAGATCAAGGAAATGCTGGACGCTGAAACCTGGCTGAATGCCGAGGATGCCGTCCTGCACGGATTCGCAGACGAAATGCAGCCCGCGCTCAAGATTGCCGCGTCGTTCGATATGGACCGCCTGCCGGAAAATGTCCGCGCCGCAATCGAACCGCCGGCGGACGATCCAGACCCAGAGTCGGAGACCGAGCCGGAAGACGATCACCCGCTCGATACGGCCCGCGTCCTGGCGTCGGCGATCATCACGCTTTCCGCGCAAGCCGGCCTCGCGGCTCAGTCCGGTGCCTTCATCCTCGATCCATCGATCAAGTCAGAGGCCGACGCATCGGCAGCCATCGCCGAAGCCAAGGAAATCATCGCCGTTTGCGCAGCAGCAAAACTGCCGGCAATGGCCGACCGCCTGATCAAGGCCCGCGTGCCGCTCGCCAGCGTCCGCGCTCAACTGATCGAAGCGCGCGCCGCGCTCGATGCTGCTACCGCGATCAATCACCACATTCCCCAGCCGACGAACTCGCCGCAGTCGGCAGTCAGCATCGCCGGGATTTACGCGGCACGTCGCAACCCGTCTTAACCATTCACAAGGACCAACACCATGGCTCTCACTGAAAGCACCCGCGCCGGCGAATTCATTCTCGCCGAAGCAAATGGCACAATCAGCCGCGAAGAAGTCACCATCGTTTCCGGGCAGGACCTCGTCGCCGGAACAGTCGTCGGCAAGATCACAGCATCCGGCAAGTACACCGCCTATGACGACGATAACGCCGACGGCTCGCAGGCCGCGGCCGGCATCCTCTACGATGCCGTTGACGCATCCGCAGCCGACGCGAAGGGCGTGATCATCGCCCGCCATGCGGAAGTCGCCACCGACCTGCTGACCTGGGCCGGAACCAACGACGCAGGCGACATTACCGCCGGCAAGGCCGATCTGGCCGCCATCGACATCATCCTCCGTTAATCGGCGCCAGAGCCCAGAAAGGAAAACAGCAAATGGCCTCCTTCGACATCTTCAAAGATGACGCCTTCTCCATGGTCTCGCTGACCAAGGCGATCAACGAACAGCCTTACGTGCCCGGACGCATCGGTCAACTCGGTATCTTCTCCGAGGAAGGCATCCCGACTACGTCGGTTTCCGTCGAATTCGACGGCGCCACCCTGACGCTGGTTCCGGCCGGAGTTCGCGGCGCTCCGGCCGAAAACAACAAGAGCGACAAGCGCAAGCTGATCAACTTCAACACGATCCACCTGCCGCAGCGCGCCCGCATCCTGGCGGATGCGATCCAGGGCGTTCGCGCCTTCGGCTCCGATACGGAACTGGAAACGGTACAGGGCATCGTCAACAAGCGGCTGGCCAAGATGCGCTACGCGCTCGACGCCACCATCGAATACCAGCGCATCGGCGCCATCAAGGGGCTGATTTACGACTCCGACGGCTCGACTGTGCTGGAAAACCTGTTCACGCGCTTCGGCCTGTCGCAGCAGACAATGGCCATGGTGTTCGCCACCTCGACAACGAATATTCGCGGAAAAGTCCTGGCGGCCAAGAGGCTGATGGAAGACGCGATCGGAAACGCCATGTACACCGGCGTCCGCGCTCTGTGCTCGCCGACGTTCTTCGACGCGCTTACCGGGCATGCCAAGGTGGAATCGGCTTTTGTCAACTGGCAGAGCAATGAAGCGTTGCGCAATGACCCGCGCGGTGGATTCCTGTTCGGTGGCGTCTTCTTCGAAGAGTATCGCGGCACGGTCGGTGGAGTGGACTTCATCGCTGCCGATACCGCCTATCTGGTTCCGGAAGGCGTGCCCGACCTGTTCGTTACCCACTACGGGCCCGCAGATTACGTCGAGGCGGCCAACACCATCGGCCTGCCGTACTACGCCAAGCAGGAAGTGCTGAGCATGGGCAAGGGTATCGATCTGGAAGCCCAGTCTAACCCGATCAGTATCTGCACCCGCCCGCGCGCTGTCGTCAAGCTGACCGCAGCGTAACATGGCTGACGCATTCGAGAGAATGCACACGCGCCTCTTCGCCCGCCTTGGGCGGGAGGCGCTTTTGCGTGGGCTGCCGACGTTCGCAATCGTGGAGCATGGCGTCGCCGTCACCGGCGAGTACGGTCAGGTGACAGGCTATAGAAGTTTTGCAATGCTGCCGGTTGATCCACTGCCGAATGTCGGCGACACGTTGGTAGTCGATGCCGTGTCATCGGTCATTGATGCCGTCCAGGAAAATGACGGGCACACTGTAAGCGTTGTCCTGCGATGACCGTGCTTTTGCAGGTTGACGCCGGCCAGCTTGAAGCTGCGGCAAAGGATATCGGAGTTGGCGCAGCCGCCATCCAGCGCACGCTGTACCGGGCGATCAACTCGGTTGCAGCGAAGGCAATGACGCGGACGCGCCGCGAGATCGTCAGCCAGGTTAATCTGAAGCCGGCATATGTCCGCGAGCGCATCGCGCTCCGGAAGGCTGGAAAGGACGAATTGACAGCGGTAGTCGCTGCGCGCCAGCGCGCTACACGGCTGGCGACATACGGTGCGATTCAGCGCGTCAAGGCCGTCAAGCCGCCGAAATCGCTATCGCCAGAAGCGCGCGCGAAGTACATGGCGAAGCTGAAAGGCGACAAGCTGCGCGGCATCGCGCCTGGGAAGAAGCAGGCGGGCATTGCCGTATCCGTCAAGCGCGGCGGCGGGCGTAAACTCATGTCTGGCGGCTTCATGATCCCGTTGCGCGCGGGCAAAGTCGCAGGCGCAGCGAACGGCCTTGGCGTATTCCTGCGCACCGGGCCGGGGCGGAAGGATATCAGCCACCGTTACGGCCCGTCAGTCGACCAAGTCATGAAGGGCGTCATCAAGGACATTTCGCCAGACGTGTCGGCAGAACTTGAAGACGCGATCCGCCGCCAGGCCGGCTACGAATTTGAAAGGGCGCTGAAAAAATGAGCAAGGCATCAGACATCGCGCTGGCGATCTTCAACCGCGCCAGCCTGATTACCGTTGCGCACGGCTACGCAACGGACATCGGCGCGCGCGGATTCCGTGGTGTCAAATACCTCGATCCGGCGGCGCTGCCGTGCTTCGTGCTGGTCGAAGAGGAAAGTGCCAGTGAATCGCGCAACGTGGCGCGCTGTTTGACGACGCAGCCATACGTTCTTGAAGGGCACGCGACGTGCGATCCAGATCACCCGAATGACGCGGCGCACGCGATCATTTCCGATCTGAAAAAGGCTATTTTCTCCACAGATTTGAGCTTCGGCTATGGCGTTGTCGAGGCTGTATTCAGCGGCGCCGAGATTGATCCGCGCGAAGAGGGGCGCGACATTGTGGCGGCCCGGATTCGTTTCTCACTGTCGTTCGTCGAGAATCTGGCGTCACCCTGAAATCCCCCCACAGGCGGCATCACGCCGGCCTGTTGAAACTGTCTCCTGAAATTTCCCGCCCGCGAGG